AATGTCTTCTCAGTATCTTGCATTGCATCTTTAGTAATCTTACCAAATCTTTGAGCATCTTTCTTAGCTACTTCAAACTGATACTCATCGTGTATGGATGCTACTAACTTAACATCAACACCTGCTCTGCGTACACGATCCATAATATGAACAAGCCATTGCTTACATATTATTGCACCTGCACCCTGCAACAATGTATTAACTGCTGCATGTTCTGATCGAATGTGTAGTAATCTACCATCAAGAGCAGGTAAAGTACCTTTCTTACAAGCTTCAGCTACGTTATCTCTAAGCTTTTTTAGCTTCGGCATGTTAGATAAGAACTTAGTTATAAGTTGCTGTCCTTTCTTAGCATCACCACCAACCACTTTACCTATCTTAGCAGGGCCAGCACCATAAAGAAAAGCATAGATAAATGTCTTAGCTTGATCACGATCAGTCAGACCAGCAGCTTTCATATTAGCTGTATGTACATCACCATTAAGAACTTCATGTGTAAAGTCAGGATCATCCATGTAATGAGCAAGACACCGTAACTCTAGTCCAGATGCATCTGCACCTACAAGGACATGTGTATCTGGATTACCTACTGTCCAGAGTGATCGACACTCTTTACCATAGGGTGAATAGACGGCTGGTACTTGTGCCATATTGGGAGAGTTATGAGCCATACGACCTGTTACAGTTCTTAGTGTCATAACCCTCCCCCGTACACGACCATCATCTTCACACGCTTCAATCCAAGATTTAATCATGCCAGTACGTTTCTGTAATAAAAAGTATCGGCTAAACATTTTAGCTTCTGGCATATCAATCGTATCTAATATTTCTTCTGAAACAATTACATTACCTTTGTCAGTAAATTTCTTAGGCTCCCACCCACGCTCTATTAACCTCTCAGCAATCTGCTTACGGCTGGCTATGTTAAATGGGATATACTTTACTTTTGTTTTAAGCTGAACTTCTCTTGGCTCAAACATTTCTTGAGCCTGATTCTCAAGGTCATGTTGTTCTTCTTCTAGTACAGCAAGAAAGGACATAGCTTCACGTAGATTAAAAGCAAAACCATTCTTTTCTTGCTGATCTATAATAGCTCTTACTTTTCTTTCAAGTTCATATGATTGAGAGGAAAACATTTTCCTTTCCTCTGATAACTTATGAGCAAGTTTCCTAGTAAGTTCCGTATCACGCATACAATACTGAAGCATGTCTTCAGTGAACGTATTGAAGTCATCACATTCTCCTTTCAAGAAACCTAACCGTTCACCCCATGATGAAAGAGAATGACCACCATCTCTTATGGGATTAAATAATTGGGATTCAATTAAAGTATCTCTTACCTGAGATAATTTAATCTGAGATCCTGTAAACTTATTAAGCATTGGTGCATCAAAGCTTACACCATTATGCATAATAAAAGTATCAATCATCTTAGACCAAGATGCAAATTCAGAACACTCTTCTTGTACCCATACTTTCTGCTTACCTGTTTCGTATTCACAGGCTACAATACAATGTATCTCAGTTGCATCAAGGCTGTTTGTTTCAATATCAACAACTGCTGTTACCATTATAGAACATCCTCTTCTTCTTGATCGTTATCTGTAAATGGGTTATTAATCTCTGTCATTCTACCACTATCTTTATCATAATGCAAGTGACAACATATACCCGTGTCACCCGTGTATCTATTCTTTAGGATACGTAGTGTTGTAGTATTGGCTTCTTGTTCATCGTCTGCTTGCTGATTTCTTTCTAAGGCAATCACGCTGTCACTTAGATGGGCTATACTAGCTGACCCTCTAAGGTGCGACAGGGAGACTTCTCGCCCATCCTCATGCCCTCTGTCACCTGCTGGCCTACGTAGGTGGCTGACAAGTAATAGACCTATCCCTGTGGCCTCTACAAGGGAGCGTAGCTTGGTCATAAGAATGTCTATAGACTTACGTTCATCTCCATTATCTTCCTGACCCGACACTAGAATAGATAGATGATCTAAAACAACCCACTTACATCCTAAAGCTTTAGCCATATATCTAACTCTTCCAAGGATTTCATCGTTTGAAATAGAACCAAAGTGATCAAAGGCAAAGAACCTGCCTGTACCAATGGTCTTCTCTTGCCACTCATTAAGTTGCTCTCTTGTAAACTTATCTCTAATCTCCTTAATGTACAACCTTTGGTTGGCTTCAACACTCATCAAGTTGAATGCGGTGTTTCTAATACTTTCTTCCATTGCTAGAACACCAATGTTATCCTGACTATTATTCATAATGTGATGCATTAGTTCACGTATGATACTACTCTTACCCATACCTGCGCCACTTGTAAATGTTACTAGCTCACCTGTTCTCATGCCATATGTCTTATCATTAAGACCATGCCAAGGATAAAGTACTGTCTCACAATACTTCTCATCGTATAAAGATGCACCAAGGTCAGCAAGATTAACTATACCTGCTGGTGTAAAAGGTCTGGCGTTCCACCAATCATCACTAAACTTTTTACGTTGGTTAGTCTTTAGATATTCATTAGCATCTTTCAGATCCATATCAAATATCTTACACTTGTTAGGCTCAAATAATTCTGCTACCTGTAAAGCAGCTTCCTTACCCGGCTTATCATTATCAAAACATAACACAACTTTCTCAAACCTATCTAAGTATTCAAATGAATCACGGCAGTTTTGTAAAGCTGATGCTGCACCATTCTTAATAGAAACGACAGGCCATTTTTCTCCAAGCATTTCGTAGGCAGACATTGCATCGATCTCACCCTCACATACTGTGATAAACTTACCACCTCTATTAAAAAGATGTTCACCAAACAGACCAGAACCAGAAAGATTACCCTCAGACCAGAACTTTTTATTCTGCACCTCACGTACCTTGTTGGCTATGTGGTTTCCATCTTTGTCACAGTACTGGTAGATATGATGCGTTACCATACTACCAGACTTCATGACCTGCACACCATATTTCTGTGCAGTTTCTTTCTTAATCTTACGATCAGAAATATTATCAAACTGTCCTGTACTTTTTAAAGTAGAAGTTGTTGGACTATTCATAGGTACAACTTTTGTTTCCATCTTCCTTTCTCCGCTAACATATTTTTTACAACTGTAACAATAGGAATGACCATCATCAGGATAAGTAGCATTAGCATCGCTTGATCCACATGCAGGACACTCACCCATTATTGGTTTACTTGTCATAATAAAACTCCTTAAACTTCAAATTTTTTTATAACATATTTATAATCAGGATTATATCCCATTGCAATACACAAAGAGTTACGATATTTTAATTCTTCTTCAGCTTGATGTTTGCTTTTAAAAGAATCTACCTTAATATCACCTGTAGGTTTTTTAAGATACAACCCCCAATTATTCTTCATAAGTACTATTCCATATATCAGAAATGAAACCTTCTTTTTCTTCCATGATTTCATTGGCTTCTTTTCTAGCCATTACTCCAGCTTCTTCTTTGCTGTATCCTTCTTCTTGATATTCTTTCAAGAGATTTTTAAATATACTTCTACGATCTTGATCCCATAAATTTCTATCCATTGTTCTCTACCCATGTTGTTTTACTTGATCTGCCTAGTTCCTCTCTAAGTTTCTTTATAGTATAATCTTTTTCCTCTAATTGTTTTTTTAGAGTTTCAATATGCTTATGTAACTTCTCAACTTCTAATGGATGATACATAGTATACTCCTACTTGTTTCCTTTGTCAATATAAAAGATATGGCTGCCAACTCGACCTAACTTTTTAAATCTTTTCTTCATAGCCCAATAAGGTCTGACATAATAAGCATGGTAGTGAGTAGCTCCCATAGTTCTATATAACATAATACCTTGTAAGACAAGACTAGATATATTAGCTGACCGCACCAGTGAAGCATAGTCTTTCATCTTCTCTGTCTTACCATCACAGTAGTAACTAAACTGACATCTGTTACGTACAATTCTACCCTTCCACTTCTCTGCTTGGTGTACAACCTCACAGATTGAGTTAGGGTATCTCTTGTCTCTTACTCTTTGTAAGACTACATTAGCTACGGCTATCTGTCCTATCATATTTTCTGATCTAGCTTCGTGATATACTGCTTCAATAAGACAGTCTAAACCATTAGCTTTACTAGATAAAGGTACTATTAGTATGAGTAGTGTGATAAATATTTTCAATGTAACCTCACTATTTTGACATCATAATCTAGTTCATCTTCAATACCAATTTGTTCAAGAAAAGCTTTAGCTTCTGTAAATGAATCAAACTTATTTACTTTTTTACCTGTCTCATCAGGCATAATAGAACTTTCTTCTATGTTAAATGGGTCTTCTATTTGAACTATTATATATGACATGATTACTCCTAAAAAAATAATTTTAATATTAATATTATTAATTCCATTATATCCCTCCTACATTCTCTCTCATAATATCATTATGATTTAACTCTGTCCAGTATATTTCCAGAGCTTCAGTCTCTTGATGTGCATGGAACTGGTGGTATTCACCTGCTGGTACAATAGATAGATCACCTGCATTTAACCATGTACTATCTATTAACTTATAATCTTTCCATCGCTTGATCTCTAGCTCACCAGAGATTACATAGAAAGCATTGATCTTAGATTGATGTGCGTGTTTACTACAGTACCCACCAAGTTCTACTGTGATACGATGTATCTCTACGGCTGGTGATTGTAGCAGTGGGATAGTCTGACCCCACACTTTACCTTCTTTAATCATAAGACTTCTCCTGTTTCTAAATCAACATCAGTAACTTTAATTTGTGGTGGATCAGCAAAAAATAAATTCATGTTTAATTTCTTTTGTGTTTTAGTAAGAACTCTATTTATTTTTGAGCCTTTATACTTACCTGTTTTTCTTCTTGATACTGTTTTACACTCAATAAACTTAACATCACCATCCATATTTACAGCTATAAAATCTATTGGGCCTTGATTAGTTTCATCAAATACATAATATCCTTTAGAGACATAATGTTCCATAGCTTTTAACTTAGATTGTAGTCCTATTCTATGTTTATAGACATCACTCATCATTAGTCTCCAATTCAAAGTCAGATGATCCACATACAGGACAGAACTCAGGTGCTTCATCACCTTCATGTTCATGTCCACAGTCTACACAAATCCACTTAGACATTTTTATTCTCCTTTATATTTATCTAAGGCTACTACAATTCTCCACTGAGCCTCACACAATTTGCGATAGTCAGAAAGATACATATCCCCATCTAAGTCACAGAGATTTCTAACAGGATCAGCGACTAATGTATTTAGTTCTTTAAACAATTCAAGAGCAGTAACTTCTTTATGTCCCCACTTAACAAGTGTCTTTGGTTTCTTAATCTTTGTCATCGTCAGTCTCCTTTTGGTTTAGAATTTTCTTAGTAGAATAAAATTTATCAGGTCTGTCCACAAATGTATCGTTGTTACACATGATACATGAGATAGGCTTGATTCCATCCCAATGTACACACCCACAGTTACAACAAGTCCAGTTGTTTGTCATCCTTAAACTCCTCTATCCTCTCCACAGTTAAACTGTAAGGGTATTCACCATCAGGATAGTAACCACCCTTTATAAAACTATACTCTAGCTTTATGCCTAGATCAACTAATATCTTATTGGCTTCTTCTATACCTATTTCAAAGCCTTCTGACTTATCGATGTTATTAAATACTATCATCATATGCCTCATTTATGTTTTTAGTTTTCGGGTTGTCTGCTTTGTACCTTCCTGTCTTTGTCCTAGCTCTCTTTCGTTTACGTTGTACTGGTATCTTACCAGTTCCTTTACATCTAGGACATTCTTTTTCGGGTACTTCTGGCTCAAAGTCTAGTACAAATAAGCTTGCACATAGATCTCTAAATGTTTTTACTTCACTTAGTTTCATTTTCTTTCTCCTATATCCATCCTAATACTTTACAGTTTCCTAGTATAATCATCAAACACGTTACGATGTGCATGACAATCCAGAAAGTACGCATAGCCAAAGCTCTTTTGACTTGTGCTTGAGTGATAGGCAAGAACTCAGGCTTATCACTATCAGTTACTCCGATAGGCATACCTACTGTCCTCGCCCACATCCTGATGAACTTCCTCTGTCCACTCATGCGACTAGCAATTCATTCCATTCAGGAGACTTCAGCATCTTGCGTACCTTTTCTTCTCTGATAGGCTTGGCATTGTGCAAGGCTGATCCTTGTCTTGTCTCACCATGCGTAGACCACCATGTTGCTGCATTATATGCAGTCCACAAGCTACCACCATCATTACTACCATACTTATCATAGGTTCCTTTACCATGTAAGTGTCGGCTCTCCTCATCAAATGTTTTCATAAGATTAGATAACATTACTTTATTGGCTACCTTCTTTCTGGTCACATTATCAGTACGTTGAGCCAGTGTTTTAGTGAACAAGTTAATGGCTTGATCCCGTGTTACTTTGGTATCATACCAAGTACGCATCTCATTCATACCATCACCAGCTATAAACTCACCAGCCTTTTGTATTTTGGTAGCAAACCCACTCACATTAAAGTTCTTGGTGTGTCTGCCATAGATGTAGGCCAGCTTGTCACCATTGACCAGAGTATTATAACACGCACTTCTCCATAGACCAACCATCATATTGTTGGCCCATGTCCTATTCTGTGATGTTCTAAACTTTAACTCTGGCTTAACGGTATCATCAAGCTTACCTATGCTTTGCTCATGTGCAGGGAACCTAGCTGTAAGTTCTATCTTAGCACCGTCATCGTAGACATTAGTTTTAAACTCAGCATCAGTTAAGTCCATACCTGACCTCGTGATAGCTTGTTCAACACCATCTACAATGTCCATGTACTGCACAATCTCATAGTTCTCAGAGACTATACCTAATGGTTGCTTCGTATCCTTACGTCTAAGACCCACACCTATGCTAGATGGTACTTTCTCAACAGAGTTGTCATAATAATCTGTATCTTCTGACCAACTCTGCAACAGTGGGAACTTCTCAACCTCAAAGTCTAGTGCTTCATGATTAAACATATCAATTCCTTTCACAATATTCGTTATAACCGTCTTGTAATTCTTTGACTTCTTCTTTTATCATCCTGTCGATTTCTTCAACAGACAAATCATCTTGATAAACATCAAGAACTCCCTCCAAAATGTGACCATACCACATATCTTGGCTCTCACTTCTAAGAAAATCTCGTATCTCTTTTGACGTTGTCATTACCTATCCTTTCGTTGCTTCTAGTTTAATTAGATCCATACCCTTATCTTGGTATAATACTATCTCATTTTCTACACCTCTTGATGTAACTTCAATGGTGATTGTATTACCCCAATTAAATTCATCAGTCTTAATTTTAATATCACTGACACCGTGTAAATTTAATTGACTACTCATTTCTTATCCTTCCATTTAAGTTTGTAGTATATCTTACCGTTTAAGGTAATTGATTTCGCTTTAGGATCAGCATCTTGCTCACCAACATGATGCCACTCTGCTCCTGCTTGCATCTCCTCATTAAATTTATTCAATGCTTCAGCATTACCCATGCCAAAAGCTAATGGTAGTAGTATTAATATAAACATTATTCAATCTCCTTATTCTGTTAATGGTACTAAATCATCTGGATCAATACCGTCTGTCCAGTAACTCATATCAATTTTATTAGAGTAAAATTCTTTTACAGAACCATCTTCATTCAAAAGTTGGTT